CTAAATTAAAAGCATTAATCAAACTAAGAAATTATGATAGAAAAACTAATAAAACCAGTAAGTAAAATACTAGATAAATTTGTTGTTGATAAAGATTTAAAATTAAAATTACAACACGAACTTAATCAAGAGTTACACAAAGCAAACATAGCACAACTTGAAGTTAATAAAGTAGAAGCTGCTCATCGAAATGTTTTTGTTGCTGGCTGGCGACCTTTTACAGGCTGGGTATGTGCGAGTGCATTAGCATACCACTTCATCATAGAGCCTATTGTTGTTTTTGGTCTTGCTTTATATAACATTCAATTAACATTACCACAATTTGATATGGGATCACTTTTAACTGTTCTCATGGGTATGCTTGGCCTTGGTGGATTAAGAACTTTTGAGAAATCTAAAGGTTTAACAAAATGACTTGGGAAAACTTCAAAGAAGAAGAGTTTGCTTGCAAACATTGTGGTAAAAATGGTATTTCACACGAACTAATAAATAAGTTACAATCTTTAAGAACAGAGCTGGATTTTCCGTTTATTATAACCTCTGGGTACAGGTGTGAAGACCACCCCATAGAAGCGAAAAAGAAAACTCCAGGAACTCATGCAGAAGGACTGGCTGCTGATATATATGTAAGAGGAGACAAAGCACTTCAGATTGTATCAAAAGCTAAAGATTATGGATTTACTGGTATTGGCGTAAATCAAAAAGGCAGTTCTCGATTTATACATTTAGATATTTCAGAAGAACAAACAAACAGACCAAGACCACACATTTGGAGTTATTGATGGACAACCCTATTTTATTTTGGAACGCGATCATTACGTTGGTGTATGTTCCTATTATTTATAGTATTCGTACTAACGCTTCAGATATTCAAAGAGTAGAAATACTACTTAACAAAACAAGAGAAGAGATACCAACACGCTACGCAACCAAACAAGACTTACATTTGGACATGCAAAGAATATTTGATAGACTAGATAAACTAGATGAGAAGATAGATAAACTAATCAGAAGCTAATGGCATCACAAGAAGAAATTTTAAATTCAAACGAAGCAGAGTTAATCCTTAACGCTGAAACTTTCACAAACGCAATCGAATTACTTAAAAATGAATATATAAATTTATGGTTATCATCAAAAGAAGATGATATACATAAGAGAGAAAATTTACACAAAGCAATCAAATTACTTCCAGAAGTTGAAAGACATCTACGCATTATCGTAGAGAAGGGTAAGATTACAAAATCCCAATTAGGAAGATTGCATAAAGTGGTGTAATTTTTCATTTAGTATTGTTAAAATATTACTTTACATTTTTAAGGAATGAACATGACCAACAACGCAAAGCCGATTGGTTTACAAACAAACATGCAAGAGACAGAACAATCTTTTGAAAGTTTTTTGACTCCATCGGAACAACCAGAAAACGAAATAGAAGAAGAGGCAACTGAAGAGTTAGTCGACCAACAGGAAGTTATCGAAGATGACGAACCTTTTGAAGAAGAACTTGAAGCTGCCGAAGAAGAAGACGAACCTCAAGAAGATCAAGTAGAAGAAGAGGAGTCCGAGCAACCACAGCTATATACAATTAAAGTAGATGGCGAAGATACACAGGTCACGCTTGAAGAACTCCAAAACGGATACAGTCGCCAAAGAGATTATACGAGAAAAACTCAAGAGTTAGCTGAACAGCGTAAAGCTATTGAAGCTCAACAAAAAGAGGTTTCTCAAAAAGACGAAATTTATTCACAGTTGTTACCAAAAATGGAAGCGACTTTGAAGGGCGAGTTAGGAAACGAGCCAGATTGGAACGCACTATACGAAGCTGATCCTATTGCTTATGTCCGTGAAAAAGACGTATGGAATGAGAAGAAGCAAAAGTTGACGGCTATACAAGAAGAAGCAACTAGACTGCAAGAAGAGTCTGCTGCTAAACAAAGAAAGGAACTCGAAGAGTTCGTTCAGTATGGCAACCAACAATTACTTCAACTAATTCCTGAATGGCAAGATAATGAAGTGGCATCAAAAGAAAAGATGTCAATTCGTAATTATGGTGTTAATGTTTTAGGGTATACCCCTCAAGAAATGGACAGCGTTTATGACTACCGAGTTTTACTTGGTTTAAGAAACGCATGGATGCATGACAAAACATTAAAAGCGACTAAAGTGAAACCAACTGAAAAGAAAGCAGTTGCTCGTACTGCAAGACCTGGCACTTCAAACGTACCAAAGACAACAACTCCTGTGAAGAAAGCTCGTCAAAAATTAGCTAAGACTGGAAAAGTCCAGGATGCGGCTAAATTATTTGAACAATTAATATAAACTTTTTAAACATAGGAAATAAATATCATGGCAAAAGTAACAAACGCATTTGATACTTACTCAGCGACTTCCGATAGAGAACAACTGAGTGACGTAATATATAACATCTCACCACAAGCTACTCCATTTATGAGTGCTATTGGTAAAAACTCAATCAAGAACGTAGTCTTTGATTGGCAAACAGAAACTCTACCTACAGCTTCAGGTGCAGGTCAACTAGAAGGTTTTGAACTTTCAAGAGCTGCTTCTACAGCAACATCTAGAGTTAGTAACGTAGCACAAATCTCATCAAGAGATGCAACTGTGACTGGTTCACAACAGGCTTCTGACCCAGCTGGTAAGAAATCTGAAATGGCTCATCAGTTAGCTATTATGGCTAAAGCATTAAAAAGAGACATGGAAACTGCTCTTTGTCAAAAAGGTGCTAAGACAACTGGTAATGCTACAACTGCTCGTGTAACTGGTGGTTTTGAATCTTGGATTACATCTAACGTATCAAGAGGAACTAACGGTGCTGGTAACGGTGGCGGAGCTGCTCCAACAGACGGAACTCAAAGAGCTTTAACAGAAGCACTACTTAAATCAGTATTACAAGATTGTTTCTCCAATGGTGGAGAGCCTTCAATGGCAATCTGTGGCCCTGTAAACAAGCAAGTAATTTCTGGTTTCACAGGTAGAAGTTCAGCTAGACAAATGGTTGATGCAAACACAGTAGAGGCTTCTGTTTCTATTTACGCATCAGACTTTGGCGAGTTAAAAATCGTTCCATCTAACTTCAGTAGAGAAAGATCATTACTATTAGTTGATCCTGACTATGCTAAAGTTTCTTACCTAAGAGACTTCAACACAGTCGACATCTCAACAATAGGTGATGCTCAAACTAAAATGATTTTATGTGAGTATGGATTAGAAATGAGCAACGAAGCTGCTCACGGTATAGTCGCAGACTTAACAACTTCATAAGTTAGTTAGAATTTAGGGAAGGCTTCGGCCTTCCCACCCTTATTTAACATGGCAACAAAACGTACAATCACCGACCATAAAACTGGTTACAAATCAGAGTTCATTACCGAAGATGACAAGCTGGTTTATCATACGACTCAAGATGTTGCTCCCGTCATTGACCACGTTAAGAAACTAAGAGACAATACACTTAAGCCTGGAAAAGATATGCGACACATTGCTGAAGTCCCTATGATTATTTGGCAAAAGGCATTACGCGAAGGTTGGTCAAAAGATTCAGCTAAATGGAAACTATGGCTCAACGACCCAGATAATAAAGTATTCAGAACATGGCAAGGTAAAGTATGACGTATGCAGAACTTAAAACAGCGATAGCAAACTATCTAAATAGATCAGACCTAACTTCTGACTTAGATACATTTATAGATAATGTTGAAGCGGAACTTAATAGAAGGTTAAGAACTAAAGACATGATTAAAAGAGCAACGGCTACAGCTGATGCACAATATTTATCAGTTCCAACAGATTGGTTAGAAGCAATCAACATACAAATAGATAGTAATGATTTTAGTCCTTTATTCCAACAATCTATTGAATCATTAGATGTTTATAGAAAAGGAAATAATAACCTTACTGGTCAACCTGTCTATTATGCAATGGTTGATGACACTATAGAATTAGCACCAACTCCAGACGTAGAATATACCCTACAGCTAACTTACTATGCTAAAATATCTTCATTGAGTGATTCTAATACAAGCAACTTTGTATCAGTCTCACATCCAGATGTTTACCTATACGGTGCATTAAAACACGCTTCTATTTATTTGATGGAAGACGAAAGAATACCAATGTTTACTCAACAGTTTGAGAAAGCATTAGAAGAAATGAGACTCGAACAAGAGAAGTCTGCATTTGGCAAAGGTTCACTAATGATGCGAAGAAGAACCTACGGAAAAAGACAAAAGAAAAATTATTACTACGGTAATTAATAAAGGAGAATAGAATGGCTGGATTTTCAGATTATTTAGAAGACAAAGTTTTAGAA